AAAATGTCATCCGACCACTTTGCGCGTTCATCGTAGGAATTAAATTCCTTTAGATTTTGCTCAATGTTTGCCGTTACATCTTGGCGTGTCTCAATAATGATGCCGCCTTCGCCATCAGCGTGAGCAACAGATTTACGAAACTCGGTCATAGAAAAACCCCCATGCGGTTAAACATGGGGGCATTCACTCTTAGGGAGTCAAGTCAGCGATGATGCCGTGTGCAGCTTCGTTGTTCACTTGCAAGGTGTATTCCACCAGCAACTGAGTCACTTCCGCATCACCCGTCTTTGCCAACTCGTTGGTTTGGAAGGGGCGCAGATAGGCAACTGATGCCATGTCCACATCCAACACAAACGCAACTTCGTCACAAGTGTTGGTGCTGGTCATGAACCTGTTGGGAACAATCGAAATTGAACCGAAGTCGCTCAAATAAATATCAGCCGCCGACACGATGGTCGTAGGTGCATCACCGGGAGCCATGTAGCGTTGAGCCGCAATACCCGTGAAGGCAGAGACCAACTGCTTGTGAGCAGGGTTGACCATCAACACTTTGGGATTGCCACCGGATGCATACACCTCTTTGACCACAGTTTTCAGAGTGGCTTCATCAAAGGTGCGGTTAGTGCCGTTGGTACGAGTGGTCGTGCCGCTTGCGCCAGCAACACCGCTTGTGCCAAAGTCACCGTTGGTAGCCAACCATGTTTGCAAACCACCCAATTTACGAGCAGTGCTTGAGTTACCGTTCGTGCTTGCTTGGTTCGACAACAGAGTGGTCTCCATGTCTCGCTTAATTTCTGCGCTTGCTTTCGCTAATTGATAACTTTTCTCAGATTTGCGCCCTGCTTTATCCACAGCTTCCAAAGTGCCGGAGATTTTGATAGTCTTTTGACTGATCTGAGTCTTGTTACCAACCCGAGTGGTCACGCCAATGGTGGCATCGCTTGCGGTATCGCCTTCAACTGCATAGTTAGTCAAAACAGCAGATGCAAGAGCATCAGTCTGCCATTCGTGATTGGTCGCGGTTGCTTTGGCCTTACCGATGGACGACATAAATGGAGTGTCCGTTGGTGAGATCGAGTACACAACATCGGAAAGGTCTTCCCGTTGACCGATAGAGGTGTAGGTTTGATAAGTTGCCATGATTGAATCCTTGAGTTAAACGAACCGTTCAAACGCACTTGCAGCGTCTCGGATTTTTCCGGTCTTCCGCAACTGCGCTACTGCTTTTTTGTGCTGTTCTTGATTGTCTCTCGGTTGAGATACACCGCTTTTCATCATTCGGGGTGCTTCGGTTACCCTTTTAGATAACTCCGGCTTGCCCTTTTGCAAAGAGGAATACTTCATGCCATGATACAAACTCAAAACAGCACGAGAATCATAGACATTGGCTAACTCTTGGTCTGTCCACCCTATCGACTTGGCATAGTCCCGAATATCCTTGCGGATTTGGTCGCCAGCCTTTGGGTCTGCGTAGCCCGGTATAGAAGAAGAAAGTTTTTGGCTTTCTTGAGCAATGTGGCTTTGGAGTTTCTCAGAATGTTCCGCTTGTTGCTGTTGGGCAATGCGTTGCTGTTCTGCCTTCAAAACCGCAAGTTGTTCCTTGCGTTGTTGCTGTTCTGCTACCTTGACTGCATACCCGATGGGGTCACTTTCCTTTAGAGCATCCAAGTTCTCACCCTTCGTTTGCTGACTTAGGAATTGTTCCATCATCTGCAAGCGTTGGGCATATTGATCTCTTACCTTGTTTGCTTCGTCAATTTTCGACCGTTCTGCTTCCACAGCGCGGCGTTGTTCACTAAGCGTTTGGGTTTTCTTTGTGTAGTCGGCCCCAAGTTGATAGCCCTCAATAAGTTGATCGAGAGTTACTTCGCGTTCTTCCCCTGCCGCTTTGACACGAAAAGTGCTCGCTCGCTCTGTTTCAACTTCTTCAGAATCCACCAACTCGGAATCAACGCTTTCCTCATTCTCTGAATCTGCACTCTGTTCGACTTGGCCTTCGGCGTTCGGTTCAGAGTCCATTAACCCAAAGAATGCAGAAGCAGCTTGTTCCACATTCAGCGATTCACTTCCTTGCGGAGCCGTGTTATCACTCATTTCTAACCCATTTTGTCAGCACTTACCGAGTGCCACGGTGTAGTCAACGACTACAAAATCTTCCACCGCTTTTTCACAATTTGCCCTGTGGCAGCGATTGATTCAAAGTGGCCTTTAATTGATTGTAAAGCATGAATTTTTAAATATGCAAGTTCTCGCGCTTCAATATCTTCCGGCGCAGAGTTAACTATATTCAGCAATTCAGATTGCTTTAATGCTTCCATTTCTTCTAAGAAGAAGTCATCGGAGAGCAGATTTTTGGCAAGTTCAAACTTTTCCATTTTGGATACTCGATATGAAGTCTGACATTGATACTTGCGGGATATTGGCGAATTGGTTGCCTTGCAGTCCAGCCCATTGAGTGCCGCCTAACAGATTGTCAGTGGTAAACAGTGAGTTTAGGTCTATTGGGCCTTGAAATGTCTTTGTGTACTCGGGTCGTGCCCATCCGGATATGTCGCTCGGAGTGAATGGGAATCCGGTTTGTGTTGTCGTGTCACCACCGCTAGATATGGCATCTTGCACTGCATTAGCCGCTGCACTTGCGCCAGCCACAGTAAGGCCGAGCTTAATCATGCCCTCAATCTGCGCTTTTGTGAGTGGGCTATCCGGAGTGTCTACAGTGCCTTTATATGGGGTTTCGGTTGCATCTGTATAACCAACTACACCACCGCTTTCATCGACCGTTAGGGTGCTTCCATCCTCATAGGTGTATGTCTGTGTGGTTGGCGTAGATGGTGCAGCAGTTGATAGGTCTAGCAGTGTTGTATCAATGGCCTCCGGTGGGCCTTGAATGTTTGCCGGATTGGTCTCCGGAAATGCCGCCATTGTGTCTGCGCTTGTTGGTGCAGGGCCAGCATCCAAATATTCCGGAATTGGAAGATTCTCAAGATACTTCTCAGCTTGTGCTTGAGAGATTACATCCGCTGTGCCTTGAATTCCGGTTTGGACAAGTGCAGTTTTAGCCGCAGTCTCGGGGTCTTTACCCGCCACCATGTTTGCCGCTGTGCTTGAGACAAAGTTCTTCACCGCGCCGGGGTCAGCCACCAAATAGTCACCAACTTGACCACCTGCAAAACCCGCCACACCACCGACCACAGCACCCTTTAGAGCATCCTCCGCTGATTTGCCTTGTGCCACTTGTAGGGCAGCGTTAGCCACACCCGTACCAATTGCAGAGGCCACAGCCGCAGAGGTAGCCGCCGGAAGCAAACCCGCCGCTATCATTTGTTGACCAATGGCAGAGCCGACCCCCGGCATAGCCACACTGACAGCGATTGCCGCCAATAAGGGAGCGTTTTGGGATAGGCTTAAATCTTTGTCTAGTTGGGCTAAGTCTTTGCTTATTTGAATTGTTGGGTCTGTCGATGGGGATACTGCCGTTGCCGGAGCAGCAATAAAATTTTGAACCGCTTGAAATGGATTTTGAAAGAAACCCATGCTTTACCCCGGTATCTCAATGTTTGAGGTAATCCCTGCGCCGACCTTCATTGCTTTCAATTGGGCCTCTGCTTCAAACTCTTGCTTTCTGAACAACATTTCAGCTTGGAACTTGTCCCGCTGTAACTGAATATCAGCCGCAGCCTTCTCCCGAGCCAATTGAATATCAGCAGCAGCTTTTTCCCTTGCCACCTCAATATCCGCTTGAGCCTTTGCCATTGCCGCTTGTGCTTCCGGAGTCATCTGAGGGGCTTGCGGTTGAGGGTTGCTCAATTGCTGATCGAGTTCCGGAGGAATGGCTTTGTAGAACTCTGCACTGTCCTTGAATCCGGCAGCTTCCACCATCCGACCGAGAGTGTTGCGATACTGCCCAATGCTGACCAATGGGTTTGCAGGCCCCATCTGTCCCAACACTTGTTCTTGTTTGGCGAGAACCATTTGCAGCATCGCCATCTGTTCTTGACGGTTGCCAGCACCGAGACCCACATTAATGTCCACATCGTACTGATTCGACCACTCACGCGGGTCAAAAGCCACATACGAGCCTCTCATCCGCACGATACGGGGTTTGTCTTGATACTTACAGAGAAGATGCAGAATCCCTTTGAAAAGCGATTTAACGCCGGTCTCCGCAAAGATTCGCGCTATCAGTTCAACCTTACCCGCACCAGCCGCTTGCATAGATGCCACAGCCGCAGCAGTTACATTCTGCAAGATAGCGGGGTCTAGCCCTTGTGATGCGTCAGTCACTCCGGTGCGCTTTTGGGCCACAGAGTCGAGATATTGAAGCATCGGGAAGGCTTGTCCCGCAACGGGTGGCACATTTAATGGCTGCACTGCGCCTTGAGATTTAATCCGCACCACACCGCCAGCAGTGGCAGTCAGCAAATCATCTAAGTTCACTTGACCATCTACAGCAGTCACCCGCGCATTGTTTGTCAGATAGAGGTTATCCAAAATCTGACGGGTAATAGTTGTCTTTTGTAACTGAATGTCTGTCGTGCGGTCTGCCAATGATTGACCGAAAAACTTGTGCGGTATTGGAATCGGACAGATCGAGTGGAATGGCACATAGTCGCATTCTTCGTCTGACAGAATCTCGTTTCCAGCATAAAACACTTGTCGCAGTTCAGCGATACCGTCCCCGTCCATGTCGGCCCGTAGGTAGCACTCAAACACTTCCACACTCTGCATCGAGTCATCCATGCTTGTGGAATCATCCGGTTGCTCACCATTGGAGAACCTAACAAGTCGTTCCGGCGTGTATGTCAGTGAATCACTTGCGGGAATCCCGTCCACAATGTCAGCATCAAAGCCCATTGCGATCAAGTCGCTGCGGGTCATCAGCTTGCGGTGTGCAACGAATGGCGAACCCTCAATCCTCCGAGCCTTCTTAGAGATTAGGAATTCTTCGGGCGGTACATTCTCGACCACCACACGCCCCGTCTTTTGTTTCTTTGAGACGGTCACAGCATGAATCTTGACCTTCATCGGCCCCATTGGGGTCATCTGATCGAATTCTTGTGTGTCTTGTTCAACGATCTCCATCGTGCCATCGCTCATCAGCATGGCAAGTTCATCCTCAGTTAGATCGCGGTACTTTTCTTTGATTACATCTTCTTTATCTTCCCAATAGGCTTTGACCACACCGACCTTTTGGAGAAGTGCATCCTTGAACCAATCGTGAAGAATAATCACGCCTTCGTTGTCACGATTGAATACCCAATTCACATACTCGGTGGCTTGCTTTGCTCCGGCCTCATCATTTGGGCCACGGGGTTCAAACCTCACAACCTCATCGCTTGCCGAGAAGATTCGTACCAATGACGGGAGAGAACCGTCTACGGCCTCTGCCACCTCACCCGTGACAATCTGAGACTTGCCCTCTACCTCATTGCCGTAAGGTTGACGCAAATAGCTTTGCAGTGCCTCCCTACGCTGTTCAGTGGTTTCGGTCTCCAAATAGCCGAGACTGTTGGAAATCTCCGCATCGATGATTGATTTGAGTTTGTTTTCGTCCATCACACAATCCATTTCACATTTTGAGTGGGCATCTTTGACCAGCCGGTAGTTTCGTTTAGACCGATTGCCAAGTAGCGAAAAGCATCAGAAGCATGGCTACTCCAATCATGAAGCGGTCGGTCGTAAAAGATTTTGCGTTTTTCATCGTAATCCCTTCGGTAGTTTCTGAGTGCGTCAAGTCCTTGTTTGACCTTTGGCACATTGAACCAACATCGTGGGAGCAGCCTTCGCACCGCTTGGATTCCATCATCGACCCCCATGCGCGGGGCAACCCGAATGTTCAATCCAGCATCGGTTAAAACCTCTAGTCGGCTTTTCCCCGTCCCGAGTTCCCGCACTTGTACATCGTGAGGTAGGATTTGCTCGGCTTTGTCCCATCCATTATGCCTCAACCAATTAACATAGCTGTCAAGTCCGACCCCGTTATTCTCGTAAAAGTCCATCAATCGGATTTCTGAGCCGACCACTTGAGCCACCCAAATCACCGTTGAGTCGCCCATTCCTAAGTCCCATGCACACACTGTCTTGCAGAGATCATCGCGGGGAATCTCTTGAATGTGGTTCTTTTCGTCCAAATCGTTGAGCAATTGCCCGTAGTAAGAACCCTCCACCGCAGCGGTAAACGAGCATTCAAACTCTTGAAGGTACTTATCGTCCCCCATCTCCACCCGAGCCGCCTTTAGTTCGGTGACGGTCAAGACCTCTGTTTGTGAGGCTTTGAATTCTAATAGTCCCCACCCGTCCTCAGTTTCTGCCCGATCTCGTAGGTCTTTAAAGTGATTGTGGCCCTTCGGAGTCCCGATAAAGCAGCACCACCCGAGTCTGTCAGCCAATGACGGCCTAATTATGTCTGTCCAAATCTTTGGGTTTTGGTCGCCAATCTCATCAAGAATCACCCCATCAAAGTATTGGCCTCGCAGTGAATCGGGATTGTCTGAGCCATATAGCTGAATCCTACGGTTCCAAAAGTCCACCCGCAGTTCTGAGATGTTCTCAGTTCCCCCGAGAGGTCTTGCGTACTTCGTGAGGTAGTCCCATGCCACCCTCTTTGCTTGCCCGTATGTTGGAGCAATGTAAGCGTAGCGGGGTGCTTCCTTTTGGTTGCTCACCGCGTCTTTAATCAGATGGTTGATCGCGCTGACAGTCTTTCCCATCCTTCGATGAGCCACCACCACCCCGAATCTGTTAGCGTCCAGCAGAGTGTGAATCTGCAATTGCTCTTTTCTCGGGCTATACGGGATTACGATGGATTGTTCGGTTGCGCCCATGTGACTTTCATTTCAATGGGATTGTTCGCGTCTCCGGCGTGTTCTGTCCTTGCCAGCTTTGGGATGTGATACTCCACTACTGATTGGAATAACTCAAATGCCTTTGCGGGGTTTGGCTTTATGTCGTGCTCGGGGTCGCCCTCTGCTACCTTGTCGAGCCAAATAGAGAGCCGCCAAGCGTTTCCATCTACAAATGATGCTATGGCTTGTCTTGCCTCAGATGTCGCCTTATTTGGCGTTCCTATGCCCCTGCCGCCGTGTCTTACGCCACTCATATAGCCCCCACACTAATTTGGGCTACTATAGTTAGTATAGTTTGCTTTTGCATTACCAATTCCTTATGGCTTGTTGGTGAGTGCTTAGTCTAACAGACTGAGTTCTTTCTTCTTTTCGGGTTCTCCGAGCAGTCCTTGTGCACCTAATGGGAGTGCCGGAGTAGCAGCAAATAGCGGTTGGCCTTTGCTTACTGCGCCTTTCATTTCGGGTGTTATGTCAATGTAGCGGATGGATTCCTTTGATGGACGCTGTGCGGGTATGCCACTTGCATCCCGAGCGTAATCAGTGGTTATCTGTGTCTCGCCTACTCTTGCGTTCCACTTCTTGCCGTACTTGTCTAAGAATTTTGGGTAAATCTCGTCATAGTACTTTTTCATGCCTTCGCCACCGACTTGCAAATCAAGTCCGCGCAAAGTCATACGACCACCACCGGATTGGCCTTCGCCTTTGACAATTTTGTCAGCTACCTCTTTGCCTACCAATGATGGCAATTCTTCGACTGCATATCTTGCTTTGGGCAAATTAACTGCATCGCCGTTTATGTCAGCAATGCCTAACTCAAAAGTTCCATCGGGTGATCGTCTGTAATCAATGTGATCGACTTGCTTGGCAAGATTAAATCTATCCGCTTGCTGTTTGCCAGTAGTCAGCCCCACCCGTTCATAGCCATTGTCGGCAGCGTGTTTGAGTACCCTCTTTAGGGCTAGTTGATACCATGTGTCTTTGAATGGTGCGTCGGGGACTGCATCTGTTTTTTGTGTTTTGCGCTGCTCTGCGGCAAGCCATGTGGCTTTTGCTTGCTCCGGTGTTGCGCCAGACCACCCAGTATGCAAGCCAGTTTCTTTATCCAAAACAATATATTTATTGTTTGGGTTGTTGGCATATTGGTCAACAACAACATCTAAATTGTTTGGCAATTCTGTTGGTGCTTTTTGTTGATACCCCTTCTCCCGTCCAGCTTGATGCCAATCTGATTGAATTTCCTCAATCAATAGCATTTTCTTGCCGTCAGCATCTACACGGTCGTTTACTCGGATGTGAGCAAGAATGTTAGGTTCATCAAAGTGAGATGATTTGTATTCCGGAAACCCTCTATATTTTGATACCCCTTCAATATCTCTAGTCTCCGGCTGCAATCTGTTCATTATTGATGCCCATTCAGTTCTATCCGCATCGGTCGCAGTTCCAGCCCTGCCCATTTCCATTATTTCATCTGCTCTTGCTTGTAACGCACTTGCTTTTGTATTTGGCAAAGTGAGCAATATCTCACGGTAGTTCTCACCGCCGGGGAGTGTATATTTTTGATATTTGGTCTGACTTCCCAAACCTTCATAGGCTTCCCATGCGCTCGTTAGGCGTTCGGCTTCGTCAAAGTTTCGTGCTTTTTCAGCACGATTGATGGCAGATTGCCATTCGTCCGCAGTGCTGTATGGGTACGGGTTTTCGCCTTTGCTGCCTAACTGAACCTCTTGCACATCAACCCGATTGTTGGCAATGAAGTCTTGAACCTCTTGCTTTGTGACATTGGGCTTCTCTTTTAAGAAGTCATCCACACCCATCCATTGCAGTTCATCTTTTTTGACATTTTCTGCCTTTAGCAAATCGTTCAAGAATGCTTGGCCCGAGCCTTTGTTTCTTTGGAGATTCAGTGCAGCTTGTTCGGCAGCAGAATAAAACCCTAAGTCGCTTACAGCCGCTTGTGGCTTGACTTCTAATAGGCTTGTCATTGTCTCCGGTGGCGTGTCCAGCAAGTTCATGCGGGGTACATTGGGTTCCACCGCAAACATCGCCGATGGGGGTTCTGCCAGCAAACTCGGCAGCATTGGTCTACCAGTAGCGACCCGTTCTGCCATTCCCTCACCGACCATCGTGCCGACCTTTTGCACACCCCTTACCAATGGAGCCGGATTCAGCGGAACAAATGATGCAGCTTGACCAGCTAGTTGACCTATTGGTGCAGTTGGTGCTAACGGCAGTTCTTTTAGAAAATACTCGGTTGTGTATGGCAGTTGTGGGGGTTTTTCATATTCATAATCCCCAAACATCTCCATTGGCATCGGAGAGCGAACTATGTTCCCAATGTCAGCGGGTAATCCCAAAAGTCCGGCTAATCGGCCTCTAAGAACTTGAAAAGGCACATCCGCTGACGCTATCGGGTCTTGTAAGCGTCTGCGGGGTCTTAATTGTGGGAAGAACCCAAATGCTGCGCCTTCGTCCATATCATCACCACTTTACTTTGTTGGCCCAATATGCCGCACTCATCTTGCCCTTTGCGATGTTCTCTGCGTGTCGGGCTTTGAATGCTTCGTTTCTCTTTGTGCCATCCGGAGAACCTTTTACCCCTTGCTGTCCAAAGCGAATTAACTTCACTTCGTCCCCACTCTTTGCCAGCACCGCATGACTCTTAGTAGGGTGGGAAGGGGTCTTCTTTGGGGCGTTGTACCCCGCAAAAGATTCTTTGCCGCGCTTAATCATTTCTTTGCGGTTTTAGCAGCAGCCTTGAATGCAGCCGCAGTGGGCGCACCCTTACTACCGACTTTTCTCATGCGCTCGGGCTTTACACCAGCAGCCTTTTGAGCCTTTATCCGGTCTTGTTTGGCCCTAATATTTTCGTACAAGCCCTTCATTTTTTGGCCTTGTTGGTTGCTGTGCGCTTACCCCGCATCGGAAGATTAGCCTCACTCATTGCGATTGCAATGGCTTGCTTGGGGTTCTTCACGACCTTCTTGTTAGAAGTCAAGTCACCGCGCTTGAATTCGCCCATGACTTTGCCGACCTTCTTTTGCATTGCTTCCGAGACTTTCATCATTCTGATTCTCCTTCGCTGTCATCAGTAATCGGGCCACCAACAATCCATGCCGAGCAAGTGCGTTTAGAGGCACACTTGAAGTCCCACACCTCACAATAACCCAAATCACCGGCATCGATCACATCCCATGCGTCTGAATCTTTGCCCATGCCCTTGTCGATGCAGTCCAGCATCTTAGAGGTCTGAATGAATGCCGCGCAGTTACCGCAAGTTGATTTTTTCGCTTGTCCAGCCGACAACCGCCAACCCTCTGCCAGCTTGCGCCAATAGTCGTTAGATGGTTCGTTGGGGTTCATCGGGCCATACATTGCCTTATCGATGGCCTTTTGGCGACACTTGAGGTTTACTTCAACATCATGTGTGGCAACGGGGCAAGACTCACTATCGTCCATTGAGTCCATTGCTTTACTTTGTTTGATCTCGATGCTGATCTCAGCAGCGGGGGCAAGTAGTCCGGTCATATCAACCCTTTAAAAAAGAGGGGCCGAAGCCCCGGCCTCAGACTGTTCACTTGTGGGAGGAAGGCCACCAGCATCGGTTAATCATATTCTAGCGGAATTCCAATGTCTCTAGGCCATAGGTCTAGCATCGTCATCGTGAATACCGTCTTCTTATGAGCCTCAATCCACATCCGCTTTCTTTCCTCTTTGGAGAGGTGATTTCCTTGATCTAGTTCTTGATGGCAGTCTTGACAGAGTGCGGCAGTGTAAATATCGCTTGCTTTTATCCCTCTGCCCTTGCCATGCTCCGACCAATTGGAGTGTGCCGCTTGTACTGACCCGTCCCGTCCACAGTGCTGACAGAGCAAAGAGGCCACATTCTTGAGGTGGGTCTTGCTTCGATAGTAGGTGTACTTGGGGAACATCATCATATATGTTTCCTTGTTGGTGTCTCCCATGCGGCAGGGTGGGTAGCAACTGAACGGAAGCACCACGGAGCCAAACCGTTTACACCAACACCTTTATCCTACCTCAATTCCTTTATTTGCTGACCATGCGAGTAGCCACTCGATGAACTCGCTTCCATCTTCAATAGTGAACTTGTGAGACTGCAACCCCAATTGAACCACTCTTTCGCCATCAAGTGAAGGAGCCACCTTTCCAATCTTGCGATTTGTCTCATGCGCCCATTGGTCTATTAATAATCGCTTCCAATCGTCAGCAGTCCATTTAGAACCCACAGCCTTCATCGCAATATGTATCTTGTGAATAATCCCGTGAAACATATCGTTTTGTTCAGCACTGCGCCGCGATTGTTTTACCTCAATCCTTAATTTCTGTCCCGCCATCAATGTGGCTTTGATTTGAGGCCACAAGTCTTTTAAAACTGCGTGTCCTTGTTGGGGGTTATATAAAGTGTAGTTCATACTTCAATCACCATAATATCTATTCCCTCTGTTGCGGAATAAACCTTTGTTAAATTTAAATCCACCACTTGTTTGTCATCAAGATACACAATCCCATTCATGCCATCCAATATCGCTTTGACGATGTTGTCAATGTCGGGCTTTTTGGTTGGGCGTTCGGTTCCTTCAATACAAGCGTTTTGGCGCGTTTTTGAGTACGATGGCGGTATGGGTATTCGGATGTGCAAATAAGCCGCTACAGCCCCGTTTAAAGGGCTTGTAGACCCCATCGCTTGCTTGGCATAGGTTTGGATTGACTTCTCGTAGCCCAAAGTCTTGGAATCGGTGTAAGTTTTGACGAAGGTTCCTTGTCGGGCGAAGCGGGGTCTGCCCTTTCCGGCGACTTGTGGGACAGTGAAATGGATTTGAATCATTTTAATTGTGTCGCGTTGCTCATGTCGATATATGCGTTTGATCGAGTTATTCGACCACCATTAATTGTTTTTTGTGTTTCGGTCTGCATAAGCGTTATCTCCGGCACATAGCTATATTCGTTTGCTATTTGTTGGACAAGAAGTAAATCGGATGGCATTAAGTACAAGAACCCAATAAATGGAACTTGAAGTGCATGAGATATTCTGCGCCCCTTTTCCAATTTATCAAATGTAACCAACCATTGATAATTAAATCGTCCGATAAATTCTTCAATGGTAATGTCTCTGCATTTGGTTTCAACCACCCGCATGATCTGATTTTGTTTAATCAATATCGCATCAATGTCTGCGGGTTTATCTTTTGGTGTTTCGCAATACTCATAGTCCGGAAAGTGTTTAGCGAAAATCTCCATCGCTCGGTGTTCCGCTTTCAGCGATTCGCGTCCTCTCGGCGTGTTTATGTCCATCAATGCGTTCCTTCACCATGCGGGGTAATTCTTTCCACATATCGCTCGAATCGCGTAGTTCCTTCACCCGATGGCGTGTGTACTCTGTCCACCCCTTCGTCATCGCTAGTTGGGCATAGTGATCGGCTAACTCGTTGAGCATTCAAATCCCCCGTGATGGTCAATGCTTTGTTGATTCGCCATGAGGGGATTGCAAACCCCAACTTGACGAAGTTGAGCAATGCGTGTGCTTGTTCTTTGGTCATGCTTTACCCCTAAGTTGAGCAAGCCTTTCGCGGATGTGGCTTGGCATTGGTGCAGCCTTTTCTATGTCGGCTTTGATCTTCTCTAGTGCGGGGTCTGCTTTGGGTGCTGTGTCGGGTATCTCTGCCCCGTCCCATCTTTGTTGATTAAGGTAGACTAAAGGTGCGGGAATGAATGCCCCGTTATCTTTGCGCCATTGGTCTGTTGTTTTCATCCACTCAAGATGCTTGATGATTTGATCGGCACAAGTCTCGCAGTAGAACTTTTGCCACTTCTTCAAGCACTCTGACTTGCCACCCTTGCGGGGGCTTTTAGGCCATGCTGACCAAAATCTATCGAATCCCGTTTCGAATAAGTCCATTTTTTTTCCTCTCAGTTGATAAAACTCACATCCTCTGACTCTCTTATTCTTATTTGCTTTTTGGTGATTGTTGGAGCAAAGCACAGCCTTACCGTGTTCATAAACAAAGTTCGCTCTGTGCCGTGACTTGCTTTTCGGAGCCATGTCATCGCATCGCACTACCTCAGACTATTTCAACCACCGCGCTCTAAGGATTCGCCCACGCCCCCTGCTTTGGTTTGCTCGTGTAGCAGGGTATCTCAAACACAACCATCGACAGCACCGCATTGTGTTGTCCAAAAGCAAAAACCCCGCAAGATGCTCTGTGGTCTTGGCTCTTGGCGAGAGCAACAGCAAGGCGATTGAAAAGTATCAAAAGACTCGCTTGCCGTACGACAAGACCACACAGTACCCTGCGGGGTTCTCAACACTTTTCTACGCCTAGATGCCACTCTAGACGGTTTTGATTATACGCACAATCTTTTATGGCGTGTCAACTACTTTTTTTCCAATCCACCACTTTGGGGAGGGTTTGCACCGTTCCTCTAAGAGCATTTCACTCTGAAAATCCTTTGTGCAGTCTTCACAAATGTGGACGGGTTCAGCTACGATTTTGGCGTAATTGACCCACTCACGGTAGTGCGTCTCAGAGGGGAAGCAATGTGGATACATGATTTATTGTGCTAAATGTTGTATTTTTGCACATTAGGGAAAGTCCTAATGCACATTACTAAATATAGTGATACAGTACATCCATTCCCAAGCACATCGCATAGGGTCTTTTAGAGGAAACACATGAGAAATCTAACATACACCACCGAAGTCCACAGCATCGACTACGGTTATCTCACGGTCGAATACGACTACTTTGAGTCCGATGATTCTGTCGGTCTTAGCGAAACCTACGATTGGTTTGCCTATACGGTTGAGGCTTTTGAGTCTGAACCCGCCGGAACCGAAGTCACCTACGAACTGACAGCCGCCGATCAAGCATCAATCTATGCACAGATCAAGAAACACCATATCACCATGTTGGAGGACTTCCATGCTTAACAGAACCAAATTCCCCCGCACATTCAACGAAGCATTCCCAAACTCAATGGAGAACGGTGCTTGCATTGAGATTCATGTGGCGCAATTGACCTTAGCCGATAAGGTAGTGCGTGTGGTGAGCCTCATCGGGCTTATCGTGCTTGCTCTTGACTGTTTTATTTGGAGACCCTAATGGACGCTGATTACATCATCAACTCTGTCAAACAAACCTCAGAGACCCTCTACCGCGAAGGCGATACCGATCAAATCGCAAAACTGCTGTACCGCATTCAGATGTTGGAAGGCCACATTCGTGTATTGGTCAACCACATTGACAACGCAAAAGACGAAATCAAATCCCTTCAACTTGACTTAATTTCAAAGGATTCCAAATGAAAAACATTGCTACCGCTTTGGTCAAAGCACAAAAGGCTTTTGGGCCAGCTTTAAAGACCTCTACAAACCCTCATTTCAAATCACGCTATGCTGACCTATCCGCTTGCGTTGAAGCGGTTATAGGGGCTTTAAACGATAACGGGATTGCACTCATTCAAAAGTCATACGACTGTGAAAACGGTGTGATGGTCGAAACAATGTTCGTTCATGAGAGTGGCGAAATGCTCGAGTGTGGCATCTTGCACTTTCCCGCAAGCAAAGCCGACCCTCAAGGCCACATGAGTGCTTTGACCTATGCGCGGAGAGGTTCGCTCATGGCAGCGTGTGGCATCGCGCCAGAGGATGATGATGGGAATGCCGCAAGCAAAAAGGTTGAAAAGCCTACATTTCTGATTGCTCCGCTGATTGCTTCCATTGATGCCGCTACCACAGAGGATGAATTGAAGGTTGCTTACTTTGAGGCCATTAAGGTAGCCGGACATGATGCCGCAGCTAAGAATGCCATCATTGTTGCCAAAGACTTGAAGAAAGCGAGTCTGTAATGGAACAAGGTACACCGGAATGGTTTGCCGCCCGATTGGGCAAAGTCACCGCCTCTCGCGTCTCCGATGTGATGGCAAAACTCAAGACGGGTGGTTATGGTGCGTCACGGGACGATTACATGGCCCAATTGATTTGTGAACGGTTGACGGGTGAGAAGGCTGATTCATTCACTAACTCGGCTATGCAGTGGGGCACAGAGACCGAGCCGCTTGCTCGCGCGCACTACGAAATGGTGAACTCGGTGCTTGTTGAGCAAGTGGGGTTTATCAGTCATCCGGACATTGAAATGGCGGGAGCCTCACCCGATGGGATTGTGGGCAATGGAATCATCGAGATCAAGTGTCCCAACACATCCACCCACATCGATACTCTGCTATCCAAAACAGTGCCCTCAAAGTACATCAAGCAGATTCAGTTTCAGCTTAGATGTACCGGAAAAGAATGGTGTGATTTCGTTTCCTTTGACCCAAGACTAAAAGGGTTGGAAATGTTCACCAAACGAGTCGAGAGAGACGAGAAGCTAATCAGTGAAATGGATGCCGAAGTGGTGAAGTTTCTCGCTGATCTTGACAAAAAACTTGAACTTTTAATGAAAGAAAAAAATGGCACTGCTTAAAGAAATCACAGTCGTTGCGGGTTCTTACACAAACGCAAAAGGTGAAGAAAAGAAACGATACATCCGCATTGGGTCAGTCATTGACACAAAGAATGGCCCTATGCTGAAACTCGATGTAATGCCCATCTATGCGGGGTGGGACGGTTGGGCATACATGAATGACCCTAAACCAAAAGAGCATAAAGGTTTGCCAGCCGATAACGATGAGGATATTGGGTTTTGAGTCCGGAAGATGAAGCGTTTGAAGAACTCAGTCGCAGACAAGGCGATTGGGGACTTCAAGGGTCGCGCAAACACCAAATCCTCCGATACGCTGAAACCAATGCGCGAAACGAAGTGATTGAAGAAGTCGCCCAACACATTGAGAAATGCACTCTAGCCTTTGGAAAAGACACTATTCAATCGTTTACTGTGTACATCAGAGGAATGAAAACAAAATGAAAGCACCACCTCCGAGCAAAGAACTTTGTCTCATGATGGCAAAGATTAACTATCCCCGTGATTCCGCACTTAGTTGGACATGGCTATTTGCATGGGGATTTCATGAAATGTATGTGGATGGTTGGTATGAGGATTGGAAACCATGACTGATACACAAATGCTGGTATTGATTGGCACTATTTGGGTTGCCCCGCACTGCAACGAATGGTATGCATTTTTTGTCGGTTTAATTTTTTTGATAATTGCCGCAGCTAAAGCATTGGGGTTGGTATGACAAAAGAAATCATTGAGATGGCTAGAGATTCCGGCATGGAGTTATATGGTCTTGGCAAAGACAGAGCAAGGTTTGTGCATCACCTTGAAGCCTTTGCCAAGCTGGTGGCAGAGGCAGAGCGTGAGGCATTTAAACAAATCGTTAGAGAAACACCATTCAGCAATTGGTTTCAAGGGGATTTGATTGAGGCCATTGATAAGAGGGGACAAGCATTAGCACAGCCAAAGCGAGATGGTGATTGCAAAAAATGTAAAGATGGTTGCCCCGCTTGTGACGCTAGGAAAATTCCAAATGATTTACTTTGAACATAACCAACCACATTACTTTGTATGGCCTGTGCTTGCATTGGGTTTAGACAATGAGTTTTGGATTGGAATTGGTTGGCTAAACTTTGAAATTGGCTGGCGCAATGGTGACGGCGGATGGGGCGATGAAGCAAGGGGACAAGCATGACACAAGATGAAATCATTGCACTTGCAAAGCAGGTTGGCTTTCCAATACGACACCCAGACTGGCAAAAGGCGGTTGAAGAATTTGCCGCATTGGTGGAAGAAAAAGCCACAGCAATAGAGCGTGAGGCGTGTGCAAAAGTTGTTGAAGATTCACCGTCTTACGATTGGCATAAATTTGCTTGTGAATCCGCCGCCGCCATCCGAGCAAGGGGACAAGCATGACACCACAACAAATTGATGCCATGAAGCTGGCGCTTGAGGCGTTGAAGGGTTTGTATATTTCAAACTTTACGATGCCAAATAGCCCAATAAATATCGCCATCACCGCTATCAAAGAAGTATTGGCAGAACACGCCATGCGTGAAGTGCAAAGGCTTGGGCAAGAGATTGAGCAAGAGCCATGCGTACACGCTAAAAACCCAAAAGGGTGTTATCGAGTTCGCTGTCAGTTAGGTGATAAATGCGTTGACGATGAAATGTCGTTCCGAACCACCCCACCACAGCGCAAGCCGCTGACGGATGACCTCTACAACGAATTGCTGTTTGCAGTTGGCAACAAGTACCCGAATGAAACAAGGCATCAGACAGCATTGCGTTACATCTTGCAAGCAGAAAAAGGCGATGAAAAAGCCGCACACGGCATAAAGGAGAACACATGAAAGCACGAAAAGTATTTCACGCACTGATGTCATCAAAGGGCTATACAGATGCTGATTTAGCAATGGTTGACGGTAAATATGTCTACCCTGCCATGCAAAATAGATGGAATTATTTTTTGTTGGGTTGGGAAATGAGGGGGGTTCTGTGATCGAAACTGTAATCACCATCTTTGCCATAGGATTTGTTGGCATTGCGTTAGCCATTGGTAGCGTTTGTTTTATGGTTTGGCTTGCCCTCAATGAATCCTAAGAGTACGAATAACTCCGGCATGAAGTGTCCCGAGTGCAAAGCAATCTCGTTTGTTCAACACACAAAAACTGAGGAGAATATGCTTGTCAGACGAAGGGAATGCTACAACGGGCATCGCTTCATCTCACATGAAAATGTCCTCAGAATGGTCAAGCGTCACAAGACCGATAAGGCTTGATTCGTTTCGTTGATTCTTTGGTCAAGACCTATTGTCCCGCCATTGATTTTTTTCGTAAGAGAAACCCAATTCGCATCCTCCGCGAGACGGTTGCAATCATGCGTTGACCAAAACCAACCCGCTGTTAACGCTGCGTATTTGGGAGTGGCGACTAGATCGGGTTCCATCACGAAATCTACTCCTAATGCTTGTCCGGCATGAAAGTAGTTTGCGTGTCCGGTTAGCTGAATACAGCCCCTACCGCGAAACCGATACCCGTCCCCACTAGCTTCGTCACGGTTGCCCATACGACTAGAGTAGACCATGTTGGCGATCTTCTTAGGGTTCCGAGCATACTGATTGGCAATGTCCAAAGTGGGAAACCGCTTAGGCCACAGCTTCATGAGCGTTTCAGCGCGGTAATTTAGGTTCTCCTCCAATGTCTTGAAGTGTCCGCATTCATGTCCACACTGCCCGATAAAGGCAGCTTGTTGGCGTTTGGTGGAGATATTGAATCTACCAAAGGTCTCATTGAGTGCATCAACCCACTCGGCCCCAATGTGGAGTTTCTTTAGTTGTTCGCTATTTACCATTGATGATCTCCATTGCTTTTTCGTAAGCAGAAATGCAGCTATTTAGCTGTGCTGTGTTTCTGTCCCCTTGAGCCACTATTTCGGCGATTGCTTGGAGGGTTGCTCTGTCGGAGTCAGTAGTTTCATAAACCGGTCGCTGAGGT